GGAACTACAGCACACTCTCTCTCACGCTACATTGTTGAGCGACTGGTAGAGGAAACCAAAGGAGATAACCCAAGCAGTAGACTCAAGGCACTCGAACTCTTAGGCAAGCACAGAGAGATCGATATATTTAATCCTGAGAGCAAAGTAAATGTCACAGTCAATCACAATAAGACGACTGCAGAACTAGAGAATGAGATCAGAGAGAAGTTAAAGCTAGTCATAGGCAATGATGACTAACTAGAATCCTATCCGCATATCTGCGCACCAAAGACCCACCCCCAAAGACTAACTAATATCACATATATACCCCTACCCTACACCCCCCCTAGAGCTATTGATTGTAGCAGAACACCACCGAACAGTAATTCACTCACTAGATTCCTAATTTTTACCAACCCACCCCCTTCTTCTTTTCTTTGGTCTATCATTTTGATACCATTTACCCTTATGAATCAGGAAAATGGTCAAGGGACCCTAGATGGTGGGGTAGAAATTACGCAAAAACAGGCGGATGTACTGGAATTTGTGGAAAATTACTGGCTTGAACGCTACTGTGCGCCTACATACAAGGAAATTGCGGAGAATTTGGGTGTAAAAAGCGTGGGATGGGTGCATTCTTTGGTCAATGAGCTTGTTTCTAAGGGCATTTTACTAAAAAAAGGGCATCGAACTATCCGCCCCGCTCATCTGACGCAGAAATCCCTTGACAAGAAACTGTGAAGAGGTGTTAAATACTATAATCCAGTGGATATACCGTCTCTAGTAAGTTACAAACTGGTTAAATACTAGATAGTTAAGAGATTGGTATAGATATAGCTGGTATTATACTAGGTGGTATTGATGATTTGGAAAGTGGTATGGAGAATCTTGTTTGCCCTGTTGTTCTACATTGGGTTTGAGTTCAAATGAAAGGAAGAAGTCCGACCAAAGAGGAACAAGAGTGGATGGATTTTATCTGTCAGTATGGATGTATCGTCTGCCGAAATGAAATGAGTGTATTCAGTCCTTGTGAACCACACCATATCGAAGGAAAGACGAAGGCGGGTGCTCATTTTTTGACAATACCACTATGCTGGGGACATCATCGCTCTGGCTACAATACCACTGAATGTGTTTCCCGCCACCCTTACAAAGCTGAGTTTGAAAAACGCTATGGTAAGGAAATGGATTTATTAGAACAAATGCGGGAGCTTCATGAGTGAAGGAATTAAATCGTTAGCAACCACTGCGGGCTATTTTGCGCCGGGTGCTGGAATCTTAGATGCAATGGGTATGTACCCTGCGGAGGGAAGTGTCAGCATGATGGAGAATTTAAAAGCAGGTGAGTTTGGTCGAGCAGGGATGCAAGGTTTAGGTGCTTTAGGGGATGCATTTTTGCTGACTGGTGTGGGTGCGCCCATTGGTGCTTCTATGAAAATGGTTTCCAATATGGGAAAGGCTGGTAAAGCATTAAGATCACAAGCGTCAAGAGTTACAGATGACATCTTAAAAAAACAAGAACCATTAACATTTAAGAGTAAAGTTAATATTCAGGGAAAAGATTACGACACATCAAGTGATTTGTTAGAACTTATTTCTCCAAAAAAATTAGATGTAAATAAATCTCAGATTGGATATTCATCTGAGGTTCTTAAAAATTATGCTAAACAAAATCCAAAGATAGCTGGTGTTACAGAAGAGACAGCTTCTAAGTATGGTTCTGAATATATTTATTTACAAAAAGATGTTGGTTTAGGTTTTGATAAGCCTGCAACAATAGGAATAAGAATTTCTGATCATGCTCCAACAGGCAAATATGCAGGCGGACAAGGAACCAAAAGATTTAAAGATGCTGAAGTTAAGATAAATATCGGACCAAAAGGTCAGGTAAATAGCGCAGGGGAATATTTTGATTCAAGAAGTTTGCCTGAAGCACTTGAAATGATTGATAATCTTCATATAAATAAAAAGTTTCTTTCGCCAACAGGCAAGGTATCTGATGATATAACCGATCCATTGGTTGTTGATTTTATTGAGTCCATGTTTCAAAAAGGGGCGAAGCCAAGATTAAAACATTTAAACACAGGTATTGTTGAAGGCGGAAAGTTAAAAACTAAAAAACCCCCTTTAGATATTTTTCGTCAAGGCGGTAGTTTGCCGTTTGGTGTAAATGTAAATAGATTTTAATGCAGATTAATTCACAAACGATACAGAACATCAGCAATCTTTCTTACGATGAGAAGGTCGAGTTGCTTAAACAACTTGAAGAATTACAAAAAGCCAAGTTTAGAGAAGATTGTCAGGGTGACTTTATTAAGTTTGTGAAGTCGGTTTGGCCCGCATTTATAGAAGGGGATCACCACAAGATCATGGCTGAAGAGTTTGGTCGTGTTGTCAATGGCGATTTAAAGCGTTTGATTATCAATATGCCCCCTAGACATACCAAGAGTGAGTTTGCGTCTTATCTGTTGCCTGCGTGGTTTCTAGGACACAAGCCAGAGGGAAAGGTGATTCAGACTGCACACACCGCAGAACTATCAGTGGGTTTCGGTAGAAAGGTGCGTAACTTAGTTGGTTCAAAGGATTACCAAAAGATATTTGATAGTGTGAACCTGCAAGCGGACAGTAAAGCTGCGGGTCGATGGAATACCAACAAAGGCGGTGAGTATTTTGCGATTGGTGTTGGCGGTGCTGTAACTGGTAAAGGTGCGGATTTATTGATTATCGATGATCCACACTCAGAGCAGGAAGGTGCAAGTGCCGATCCCAAAGTATTTGAAAAGACTTTTGAATGGTACACCTCAGGTCCTCGTCAGCGTTTACAACCGGGCGGTGCGATTGTGGTGGTAATGACCCGATGGCACAAACGAGATTTGACTGGAAACCTATTGAAAACCAGTATGAAGCGTGGTGGAGAAGAATGGAGAGTCATTGAGTTTCCTGCAATCTTGCCTTCAGGTAAGTCACTTTGGCCCGGCTTTTGGAAGATAGAAGAACTTGAAGCCCTTAAAGAAGAGCTTCCTGTTTCAAAATGGTCTGCACAATATCAGCAAGACCCAACCAGTGAAGAAGGTGCATTGGTTAAAAGAGAGTGGTGGAAACGATGGGAAGCAGATAGACCACCGCATTGTGAGTTTTTAATTCAGTCTTGGGACACCGCATTTCTTAAAACAGAGCGTTCCGACTATTCTGCTTGCACGACATGGGGAGTGTTTTACGCAGACGATGAAGATGGGAAAATGGCTCCCAATTTAATTTTATTAGATGCGTTTAAAGATCGATTGGAGTTTCCAGAACTGAAGAAAGTGGCTTATAAGACATGGCAGAAGTATGAACCCGATGCGTTTATTGTCGAGTCGAAAGCCGCAGGAACGCCCTTAATCTTTGAATTAAGATCAATGGGTATTCCTGTATCAGAATTTAGCCCATCGAGAGGAAACGATAAAATAGCAAGAGTGAATGCGGTTGCAGATTTGTTTGCAACTGGAATAGTCTGGGCACCGGAAACCCGATGGGCAGATGAAGTCATTGAAGAGTTTGCGGCTTTTCCAAATGCAGATCATGACGATTTAGTGGACTCCAGCACTCAGGCTTTGTTAAGATTTAGACAAGGTGGTTTTGTCAGTCTTTACTCCGATGAAGAAGAAGAACCATTTTACGCAGGTAAAGCAGAGTATTATTAATTATGGCAATAGAAAGAACAACACCAGCAACACCGATAGAAGGTGAGTTAGAAGCAAGCGTTGAAATAGATATTGTTGAGCCTAATGGCGCAATGATGACCGAAGATGGTGGGATGATTATTGATTTTGATCCCGATGCTTTTGATCCAAGCGGTGATTTTTTTGCAAACTTGGCAGAAGAAATGTCTGAAGATGATTTGCAAATTTTAGCATCAGAGCTTGTTGGTCAATATCAAGGCGATAGAGATTCTAGGAATGATTGGGAAGAAACCTATATAAAAGGTTTAGATCAGTTGGGATTAAAGATTGAAGATCGAACTTTACCATGGCCCGGTGCTTGTGGTGTGTTTCACCCAATGCTAACAGAGGCTGTGGTTCGATTTCAAAGTCAGGCAATCAGTGAAATATTTCCAGCTTCAGGACCAGTAAATACTAAAATATTTGGTAAAGTTACTCCTGAAAAAGAACAGCAAGCAAAACGAGTTCAAGATTATATGAACTATTTGCTGACTGATGAAATGAAAGAGTATCGAACTGAAACCGAGAAACTTTTGTTTTCTTTGCCATTAGCAGGATCAGCATTTAGAAAAGTTTATTATGATCCAAACATGGACAGACCATGTGCGATTTTTGTTCCTGCTGAAGATTTTATTGTTTCTTATGGTGCAACCGATCTGCAAATGGCAGAACGAGCTACCCATATTATGAAAAAGACTGCGAATGATGTTCGTAAACTTCAAGTATCAGGGTTTTATAGAGACATTGATTTACCTGATCCATCACCCGATCCAGATGATATTCGTAAGAAATACGATGAATTAACAGGCGATAGCTCAACTTATGACTTTGATAATCGCTATACGCTGTTAGAGATGATGGTGAACTTAGACCTACAAGGCTTTGAAGATACCGATGAGGAAGGAAATGAGACAGGCATTGCATTGCCTTATGTAGTTACCATTGATATTTCAAGCAACAGCATCTTATCAATTCGTAGAAATTGGTATGAGAAAGATAATAATCGAATGATGCGTCAACACTTTGCACATTATCAATACTTGCCGGGTCTTGGTTTTTATGGATTTGGTTTGGTGCATTTGATTGGTGGATTGGCAAAATCTGCTACTTCACTGTTAAGACAGCTAGTAGATGCAGGAACGCTATCAAACTTGCCGGGTGGCTTAAAGTCCAGAGGGCTTAGAATTAAAGGAGATGATACTCCAATTATGCCGGGTGAGTTTAGAGATGTAGATATTCCCGGTGGTGCAATAAGAGACAATATCACATTCCTTCCTTATAAGGAGCCATCGGGAACCCTTTATCAACTATTAGGAAACATTGTTGAAGAGGGCAGAAGATTTACCAGTGCATCGGATTTGAATGTTAGTGATATGAACTCAGAGGCTCCTGTTGGTACAACATTAGCTATTCTTGAAAGAACAATGAAAGTTATGAGTGCTATACAATCTAGGCTTCATGCTTCAATGAAACAAGAATTTAATATACTGGTTAATGTTATTAAAGACTTTACATCTCCATCTTATCCTTATGAGGTTGATGCAGAGTCTGAAATTAAAATGGAAGATTTTGATGACCGCATTGATGTGCAACCTGTTTCTGATCCAAACTCAGCAACAATGTCTCAAAGAATAATGCAGTATCAAGCGGCACTACAATTGGCTCAACAATCGCCACAGATTTATAATTTGCCTGAATTGCACAGACAAATGCTAGATACATTAGGTATTAGGGATGCAGATAAAATTGTTCCATTAGGAGATGATATTAAACCTGCTGATCCTGTTAGTGAAAATATGAATATGCTTAATGGCGAGCCAGTAAAAGCATTTGAGTATCAAGATCATGAGGCACACATTAGAGTGCATATGAGTGCAATACAAGACCCAGAGTTAGCTCAAATGGGTGCAAATAATCCACAAGGTATGCAATTGTTGCAAGCATCAATTGAGTCTCATGTTAGAGAACATTTGGCATTTCAATATCGTGATGAAATTGAAAAAGAGTTGGGTGTTGAGTTACCGCCATTGGGTGAGCCTCTTCCAGAAGATATTGAGAAAAGATTGTCATCAATGGTTGCTGAAGCTGCGGAAAGATTATTACAAAAACATCAAAGAGAAGCGCAACAACAACAAATTCAAGAACAGATGCAAGACCCACTGGTTCAAGCAAAAATGCGTGAACTTGATATTAAAGAAGCTGAAGTTCAGCGTAAAGCTCAAGCCGATATGGTCGATGCACAAGTTGATATGCAAAAGGCTCAAAGCCGTGATGCTATTGAGCTTGAAAGAATTAGATCGCAAGAAAAAATTGCTGATGCCAGCGTAAAACAAAAACTGGTTAGCGATGTAATTGATGCTCAAGTAGAGGGCGAAAAAATAGAAAGTGAAGAAGCCACTAAAGCAGCTGAGATTGCATCAAGACTTGCAACTGATGTAACATCTGATAATACTAATGGACAGTAATATACTGATTGAAAAGTTTAAGTCGAGAATACGAGACTTAATGAATGATAGAGCAGATAATATTGCTACAGGAAGTTGTACTAGTTTTGATGAATACAAACATCAATCTGGTGTAATCGAGGGTTTAGCCCTCGCAGAGCGTGAACTTTTGGATATAATTCAAGAATTAGAACGACTCTAAATCGGCATAGTGCCGCAAGGTAACTCGGAAACCTTTAATAATTCCGTGCAAAGAGGTGGTCATGGACACTGCACTCGATATAGAGAAAGAAGAAAAACAGGCAACACAGTTGCCAGAACCCACAGGATATAGAATCCTAATTGCAATCCCAGAAAAAGAAGAGAAAACCGAAGGCGGTATTTTGAAAGCGGATGAAACCATTCGCAATGAAGAAGTAGCCACTATTACAGGTTTTGTTTTAAAAATGGGACCTGATTGTTACAAAGACGAATCACGATTTCCTACAGGAGCTTGGTGTTCCGAAGGAGATTTTGTTGTGTTTCGTGCATTCAGTGGCACTAGGATTAAAATTCATGGGAAAGAATTTCGCATCATTAATGATGATAGTGTCGAAGCAGTAGTTGATGATCCCAGAGGGATAGAAAAAGTATGAGCGATACTAACGAAAACTCAACAATGAGTAACGAGCAAAAGTTTTTAGGCGTTAAAGCTAAAATTGGTTCTAAGCCAGATGAAGTTTCCGAGTCTGAAAATGAAATCGATATTGAAATTATTGATGACGTTGAAACTAAGCCTGAGAAGAAAGAAAAAGTTTTTGCTGAAGATGTTAAAGAAGATTCAGAAAAGACAGTTGATGAAGAAATTTTGAATGTTGATAAAGGTGTTCAAAAAAGAATCGATCAACTGACTGCAAAACATCATGAAGAAAGAAGGCAGAAAGAACAAGCCGCAAAACTTCGAGATGAAGCGATTAAATATGCACAGCAAATTAAAGCTGAGAATGAACGTTTAAGCCAATTGGTTAATGATGGTCAGCAATATCTTGGTAAACAAGCTGAAGAAAGAGCAGAGTTTGCTAAACAGGCAGCACAACAAAGATATAAAGAGGCTTACGAGCAAGGTAATACAGAAGAAATGGTTGCTGCTCAAGAAGCTTTAACTAGAGCAACTATGGATGCGGCTAATGCTGAACAGTTTAATGCAAGGATTCCAGAGGAAGAATCTGTTCGACAACAAGAAGAACAGTTTATTCCTCAACAACAAATGCCACCAAGACCAGATGATAAAGCAATCGCATGGCAAGCAAAAAACCAATGGTTTGGAAGCGATCCTGAAATGACTAGCTTTGCATATGGTGTGCATGAAAAATTAGTTAGAGAAGAAAATATTGATCCTGCTTCTGATGAATACTATGAAAGAATAGATTCAAGAATGAAGTCAGTATTTCCAGATTTCTTTGGGAGTGAAGAAAAAGAAGCTGTAAGCTCCAATTCCCAAAGTTCCGTGGTCGCACCTGCTACACGCAATAATGGTGCAAAGCCACGCAAAGTACAGCTTACAGCAACTCAAGTCGCCCTCGCAAAGCGTCTTGGGGTAACGCCAGAACAATATGCTAACCAGTTGGTTAAGGATATGTCTGCAAATAACTAGAGGATATTTATATGTCTGAAGAGCGCACTCCAAGAGAGGAGTATAATCGAGAAACCACACAACGAAAGAAGTCGTGGTCACCACCAAATGTACTACCTGACCCTGAACCAGAGGAAGGTTGGGTGTTTAGATGGATTCGTACCAGCATGATTGGTAATCCAGATAACACTAATGTTTCCAGTAAGTTTAGAGAAGGCTGGGAGGTCGTATCTGCTGAGTCTCAACCTAAGTTGAAAATACTTTCGGATGAAGATTCACGCTGGGGAAGAGAAGGTGCAATTGAAGTTGGTGGGTTATTATTATGTAAAGCCCCTGTTGAAATGGTCAAAGAACGTAAAGAATATTACGAGAAAATGGCTGATCAACAAATGAATGGCATTGATAATAATTACCTTAGAGAAAATGATCCAAGAATGCCTATGCTTCAACCGGAAAGGCAGTCTAGGGTTACTTTCGGGAGTAACTCCAAGAAGTAATTTTTATTTCATGGGGTTATGAATTTTAACTTTGTGATGTAAATAGGGAGGCTATTATGCCTAGTAGTGCAACACCTTATGGTGCTATGCCACAAGCTGGACTAAGTTGTAATGGTTCTTTTAGCGGAAAAGTTCGTCACTATAAAATTGCGAGTGGTTATGGCACTGGTATTTTTTATGGCGACTTTGTTAAGCTAGTCACTGCCGGTACTGTCGAAAAAGACACTGGTACGACTACTTTAACTCCAATTGGTATTTTTGTCGGATGTGCTTACACCGATCCAAATACTAGCCAAAAGACCTTTAATCAACAATGGCCCGCATCTACGACTGCTTCAGATGCTGTAGCCTATGTTATGGATGACCCAGATATTACTTTCCAAATGCAATGTGACGGCTCTGCCGCTCAAGCTGTATTGGGAACTAATTGTGCGGTTGTTCAAACAGCAGGTTCTACCTCTATAGGTACTAGCAAAAACGCTGTCGATATTTCTACTGCAGCTACCACTAACACGCTACCAGTTCGTATCATCGAGTTTGTCGATGGACCGAACTCTGCTGTTGGAGATAGTTACACTGATGTTATCGTCAAGTTTAATGTTGGTCACCTCATGAATAACACAACTGGAATATAAGGAATTTAATAAATGGCTATTTCAAGAGCACAGTTACTTAAAGAACTTTTACCCGGTCTAAATGCGTTATTCGGGCTAGAGTACGGCAAGTATGAAAATGAGCATGAAGAGATATATGAGACTGAATCATCAGACAGATCGTTTGAAGAAGAAGTCAAGCTAAGTGGCTTTAACGCTGCCCCTGTAAAAGACGAAGGTGCTGCTATCAGTTATGATAACGCACAAGAATCTTTTACTGCTCGATACAACCACGAAACCATTGCAATGGGATTTGCTATTACTGAAGAAGCTATGGAAGATAATCTTTATGATTCGCTTTCTGCACGCTACACTAAAGCACTTGCCAGAGCTATGGCTTATACGAAGCAAGTCAAAGCTGCATATCCTTTGAATAAAGGATTTGGAGATTTTGATTCAGGTGATGGAGTTGATTTATTCAGCACCTCTCACCCTCTTGTTTCAGGTGGAACAAACTCGAACACTCCTTCTACACAAGCTGATCTTAACGAAACTTCACTAGAAGCGGCTGTTATTCAGATTGCTGGATGGACTGACGAGCGTGGTTTGCTAATTGCTGCAAAACCAACGAAGTTGATTATACCGCCTAACTTGATGTTTGTTGCTCAACGGATACTACAGTCTGATCTCAGAGTGGGTACTGCTGACAATGATATTAATGCGATAAAATCAATGGGCGTTGTTCCCGGTGGTTATGCTGTGAATCATTATCTAACTGATACTGATGCATGGTTCTTAATGACCGATGTTCCAAATGGATTCAAACATTTCGTTAGAACTCCAATGGAAACGAGCATGGATGGCGATTTTGATACTGGAAATGTGAGGTACAAAGCTAGAGAAAGATATTCATTTGGAGTATCTGATCCGCTTGGTGCTTTCGGTTCTTCAGGAGCTTAATTTTGTTAATGGAACCTGTGATGGGGGGGTTTCTTACTCAACCCCCATTAACTTTATCTAGGGTAAACTTGTCCTACAGACTGACCTAGCAGACTCGCCAAGACGGTAGGACTTATTTCCGTAGGAGGAAATTATGGCAAAATCAACCTTTTCAGGACCAGTTCAATCATTGGCTGGTTTTATTTCGGCAGGAAACGCTAACGTAGTTAGTCTAACTGCTGACACAACACTTACAGTTGCATCTCATGCTGGTAAAGTATTAATAACAAATGATGCAGATGGTAAATTTACTTTACCTTCTATCGTTGCGACTGCACCAGATGCAGATGACGATCCAAATCAAACTAATAATTTGGGTGCTACTTTTACATTTGTTGTTGTTACAGCAGCTACAGATATGGACATACTAACCGATGGAACAGATAAGTTCGTTGGCGGTCTATATACTGGTGTAGATGATGCAACAGGTAAAACTTTTATTTCTGGTGCAAGCAATGATGTAATCACTATGAACGGAAGCACTAAAGGCGGACTAGCTGGTAGTATCGTAAAAGTTACTGCAATGGCTTCTGCTAAGTATGCTGTCGAAGGGATTATTCTTGGATCAGGAACACTAGTAACTCCATTTGCTGACGCATAAGGGGGTAAATAATGGCTGATGCAGTAGCAACACAAACCATCTCTGATGGAGCACAACACGCTACATTTAAGTTTACTAACGTAAGTGACGGTACTGGAGAGAGTGCCGTCACTAAAATTGATGTTTCTTCTTTATCTGTTAATCCAGTAACGAAAATGTCTTGCAGTTCGGTAAGCATTGAAAAAATCTATTTCAGCAATATCGGTATGGGTGTCAAAATATTATTTGACGCTGATACCGATGTATTAGCTATTCAGCTTCCTGCTGATTGGTCTGATGAATTTGATTTTTCTAATTTTAGCGGTATTCCTGATAATGCAGGAACTGGCTCTACAGGCGATGTTAAGTTTACAACAGTTGGTCATAGTAGTGGCGATGTTTATACTATCGTTATGACTGTGATTAAACATTACACTAATCCAAGCTAGGAATTGTTATGGCAAAATATAAAGTAGTTCAAAATGGAGAAAGAGTTCCAAGTGGAGAGCCAATTTTTCAAGTTGCAGAAATCATTGACGGCGAAGAAGTTATCGTTGATGGCAGTCTAATGACTAAAAAAGAAGCTCAAGCTGCTATGAAAGCTCTTGCTCCTGCAAAAAAACCTGCTAAGAAAAAAGCTAAAAAGTAATGCCACTGAAGAGTGGCGGCTCTAAAAAAGTTATTTCTGGGAATATCTCTAAGTTAAAACGAGAGGGGTATCCCCAGAAACAAGCTGTTGCTATAGCATTATCTAAATCAAAAAGAAAAAATAAGGGAGGCTATATGCCTAATTACTACGATTCAAAATCTGATAAACCTAAAAAAAGCAAAAAAGTAAAATATGCTGAAGGAAAAATGATTAGGTATATGGGTGGAGAAGATATTAAAGTTGAAAACTATAACGACCAAGTTAAAAGAAAATTTGGTGGTGGAAAGCTGTAAATGGCAATTGCGACCACTAATGCTTTCAATCTCAATATAGGTGAGATTGTTGAAGAAGCCTATGAACGAGCGGGATTAGAAGCTCGTACTGGCTATGACTATCGTACTGCTAGACGTAGTATTGATATGATGATGCTTGAGTGGCAAAATCGTGGAATTAATTTGTGGACAATTGAAAATGGAACACAAACATTAACTGCCGATACAGCAACCTATACATTGCCTGACGATACGATTGATTTGATGGAAACTCATCTTAGGTTAAATTCTGGAGACAGTTCTAGTCAAACTGATTATCAACTAACTAGAATATCACCTAGTCAATATGCTGATATACCTAATAAATTACAGTCAGGTCAGCCTACACAGATATGGATTCAAAGACTTACAACAACGCCACAATATACACTTTGGCCCGTGCCTGATGATACTCAAACATATACTGTTTCTTATTATCGGATAAGACAAATTTATGATAGCGGAACACCCGGTAGCAATAATATGGATGTTCCTAAAAGATTTTTACCTTGTTTAGTTTCTGGATTGGCTTATTACATAGCTATGAAAAGACCAGAAGTATCAGACCGATTGCCTATATTAAAACAAGAATATGAAGAACAATGGCAATTAGCTTCGGAGGAAGATAGGGTTAAAGCGAATTTTCGTTTTGTGCCGTGGACATCTTACAATAACTAATGACACAGTTTGCACAAGGTAAGTATGCTTTTGGATTTTGTGATCGTTGCGGTTTTCGTTACGACTTAAAAGATTTAAAAGATGAAGTAGTTGACACAAGACTGAGTGGATTCTTGGTTTGTCATGAGTGTTTTGATCAAGATCAACCTCAGTATCAACTAGGCAGAACGCCAGTTGATGATCCAATTGCTTTGGAGAACCCAAGACCTGATAAAGCACAAGAAGCCAGTAGGCGTTTGTATGCGTTTGATCCTATTGGTGGTGGCGTTACCTCTGTTGGATCAAGAACAGTTGGTCTTGATATGCATGGAAAGGTAGGAACACTTAAAGTAACAACAAGCTAGAGGATAAAAAATGTCTGATAAAAAACTAAAAGCACTAAAAAATAGTGAAAAATATAAATTTTCTTCTAAAAAAGATCAAAAAAAGATGGTAGAAAACTTTAGAAAAGATCAAAAATCTTCTCAGAAAAGAAGTGCAAATGAAGTATTAACAAAAAGAAAAAAAGATGCTTCTAAGGCATTTAAAAAATATAATGAAAAAGCAAGAAGGGCTATGAAAGAAGGTGGTACTAATGCAGAAATGGCTGCAAAGAAAAGAGCTGCAAAAGGAAATTTTAACATTGCTAAACAAAAGTCTGATTCAGAAATTGAAAACTATAACGACCAAGTTAAAAGAAAATTTGGTGGTGGAAAGTTATAAAAAACAATGACTTATGGTGAATTAAAAAACTTAATACAGAATTATCTTCAGAATAGTGAGACTTCTTTTACTACATATCTTCCAGATATTATTAAACAAGCAGAAGATCGTATTCTTGAGAATGTTCAGTTACCTGTTTTTAGAAAAAATCAGGTGGGGTCTTTATCTTCAAGCAATCAGTATTTAGGCATACCTACTGATTTTTTAGCACCCTATTCTTTGTCTTTTACAAATAGCAGTAATCAAACTTTTTTAATAAATAAAGATGTTAATTGGATTAGAGAGCTATATCCGAATGCATCAACAACAGGAGAGCCTGAATATTACGCTATATTTGATAATGATTATTTTATTGTAGCTCCAACACCAGATTCTGCTTACAATGTTGAATTACATTATTTTTATAGACCAGCATCAATAACTGCTGGCTCAGATAGTGGCACAACATGGCTATCAACAAATGCTCCTTCAGCATTGCTATATGCTTGTTTGCTAGAGGGCTATGTATATATGAAAGGCGAACAGGATATGATGTCTGTTTATAACACAAGATATGAATCTGCATTAGGCAGACTTAAAGTATTGGGAGAAGGCAGAGACAGAAACGATGCCTACAGAGCAGGACAGCTTTAAATCTTCTAAAAAAATGGAAGATAAAAACATTGCAATTGTAGCAATGGGACAAAGCCAGATAGATTTTCATTTATCACAGGTTCATAGTGTATCGTTTGATGAGGTATGGGCAGTTAATGCCATGATAGGTGTTTTGCCTCGCATAGACAGGGCTTTTATATTAGACCCTATGAGTCGTTTTTTGGATTCAGAAGATGCAGGGTCTATGACAAAGATGATGAGATTGGTATTGCCAACTGCTTATTATCCAATTTATTCTTGTGAGCTAGATGAAAGAGTGCCTGCTGTTGAAGAATATCCATTAGAAGAGGTTGTAGGAAAGCTAGGTTGTTCTTATTTTAACAATACAATTGCTTATGCCATTGCTTATGCATTATGGGCTAATGTTAAAAGCATTGCTGTTTTTGGCGTTGATTTTACTTATAAAAGCAATATGCATTTTGCAGAAGCTGGAAGAGGATGTGTTGAGTTTTGGTTATCTAAATGCATTGATGCTGGTATAGATGTTTCAATAGCACCAAGATCATCATTACTAGATACAGATATAGGTTTTAAAGATAAACTTTATGGTTATCATAGATTAGACAATCCTAAAGTTACCTATCAAAATGGTGCTGGTATTAAGGTTTGTAAGTTTTCAGAAATAGAAATTCAAGAAAATAGTAAACCAGTTGGGAAAATAGATAGAAATGATATAAATTTAACGCCACCAGAACCAAAAAAATACTAATGGAAACAGATTCTTTTAAAATATCTATAGGAAATTTAGGAGTTAAGACAACTGAAAATAGAGGTCATACTCCAGAAGAAGTTGCTGAAATGGCGACTGATAAAATTATTTCGGTAAGTGATACAGCACCACCGCAAATTAAAGCACAGGCACACGCTTTTAAAAATGTGTGCTACAAAATCATTGCTTATTATATGCATGAGGCGATTAAAAACCATATGTGTACTATAGGGAATCAATTAGAACAGCAAGGTCATAAAGATTTAGCTGAAATTATTCGGAGGCTATAATGGCTATAACACAAGCGATGTGTACTTCTTTTAAAAAAGAACTTATGGAAGGAACGCACAATTTTAAAGCGACTGGAGGTAATACCTTTAAGCTTGCTTTATATACTAGCTCTGCGACTATGAGTGCTGCTACTACAGCCTATAGTACAGGACAAGAAGCATCAGGAACAAACTATACTGCGGGTGGAGCAGCTTTAACAAACGTCAACCCTACAACATCAGGAACAACTGCGTTTACTGATTTTGCTGATTTGACTTTTGGAACGGCTACTATCACTGCGAGAGGCTGTATGATTTATAATGATACAGCTACTGGCGATCCAGCAGTTGCCGTTTTTGATTTTGGTGGAGACAAAACAAGTACAGCAGGTAGTTTTACAATATCTTTCCCAACCGCAGACGCAAGTAACGCTGTTATTAGAATAGCGTAAGCACCTCATGTCTGGTTGGGGTCGATCCACATGGGGTTCTGGTCCGTGGGGTGAACCTGCAATTGTTAGTGTTACAGTTAATGTAACAGGCGTTGCAGGAACTACTGCATTAGGAACAGAGACCGTTAGTTGTGATGCTAATGTTGCAGAGACAGGCGTTGCAGCTACAGGTGGTATCGGCAGTCTAACTGTAACAGGTGTTGCAAATGTTACAGAAACAGGAGTAGCTGGAACAAGCGCACTAGGATCATTAAGTATATCTGCTGGTGCGAATGTAAGCGAAACAGGAGTAGCTGGTACAGGAGCAGTAAATAGTTTAACTGTCACAGGTGTAGCTAATCTTTCTGTAACTGGAGTAGCTGGTACAAGTGCTTTAGGTACTGAAACTGTTAGTGCCGATGCAAATGTCAGTGAAACAGGAGTAGCTGCTACTGGTGCAATAGGCACCGTTGTTGCAAATGGTGTAGCAATTGTAGGTGTTAGCGGTGCTGCTTCAACAATATCGCAAGGCGATGAAACAGTTACCTGTGACGCAAATGTTTATCCTACAGGAATAGCTGCTACAAGTGCGTTAGGCACAATCAGCACTGTTAGTGATAATGTTATTTCTGTTACGCAAAGTGCTAGTACAGGTCAAATTGGAGAATTAACAGCTCGTATTAGTATAAGTGCTTCAATTACAG